CACTGTTCCAGCAGGGTACAGTTTTTATTTGGATCTCGCAGAAGCTAATACTTCTAACAGCTACACAGGTAGTACGATCGTTACTTACAGTGTGCAGGCTACCAATAATGTAACTGGAGTTACGATTAACGTTTTGCAACAACCTTTTGTCTCTATTTATACAGTTAATAGAGCTTCTGAACCATTTGTTTATACAGAAAAAACTGATGTTCAATGGCAGTTGAAAGCTAGTACAGGCACAATTGCTGCTGGTATTGTTATTGCTGGTAAGTTGATTAAGAATTCTGCTGATGCAGGAAGCACCTAATCATGGCAAAGTCACCAGCATGGCAACGCAAAGAAGGGAAGAATCCGAATGGCGGTCTAAACGCCAAAGGTCGTGCTTCAGCAAAGAAGGAGGGGATGAATTTAAAGCCTCCCCAACCCGAGGGCGGCTCAAGGAAAAAATCCTTTTGCGCAAGAATGTCAGGGATGAAGGCCAAGTTGACGTCAGAAAAGACGGCAAAAGACCCGAATTCAAGGATTAACAAATCACTAAGAGCATGGAAGTGTTAAATGGACACGACGATGTGGAATGCAGTTCTCTCTTTGCTTGTCGCCTTGCTAGGTTGGGTGTTGAGAGAGAAATCAGCAGAATTGCAACGCGTAACTATTTTGCTAAATCGGACGAGGGAAGAGATGGCAAAAGAGTATGTGAGCAGAGCCGAAGCCCATGCCGATATAGGCAGAGTGCTGGATCGGCTGGACCGGTTGGAAGCAAAGATTGATAGATTGATGGAGGCCCAGCATGCCCTCAACTAGCAAGAAGCAGCATAATTTCATGGAAGCAATTGCGCACAATGCGCAGTTTGCAAAGAAGGCTGGGGTACCCCAGTCAGTTGGTAAGGACTTTAGCGCCGCCGACAAGGGTAAAAAGTTTGGGAGCGGCGGAGTGTCCCGTCCGGATTTAGAAGGTGTTAACAAAGCCAAAACGAGACACGGCGCGATGGCTCTCTTTAAAGAAGGTGGACTTATGAAAAAGAAAATGGCTATGGGTGGCGGCGTTAAAGAAAAGAACGGCCTGACCACAGAGAAAATGGGCGCAGTTCGCACTGGCGCTCCTAGCAAAGACGGTATTGCTGAACGCGGCAAAACCAAAGGCACAGAAGTCAAAATGAATGGCAGTACCGGCATGAAAAAAGGCGGTATGGCTATGAAGAAAATGAAAAAATAAGGAGAACTTTATGAAGATGGATCATCCCCCACTCATGAAAGAAGAGACCCCCAAGCACATGCATCATGTGCACCATGTGGAAAAAAACCACAAGGCTGGAGGTCATGTTCATCATCACCACCACTATGGTCAGCACGCCGCTGGTCATATGAAAGAGCACGAGAAAGTTGAAAAACTTTGCGGCGGTGGAATGGGTAAATACAAATGAAAAAGAAAAAAATCTCTGGCGTTAGTCCAGCCCTTGTGCAAGCTATGATTGCGCGTAAAAACGCAGTAGCTCCTGCTGGTAATATGCCAGCAGAAGCACCAGCGGTTGGTCCCGCTGGAGGTCCACCTGCTGGGCCTATGCCCCAAGCTCAACCTGGTGCTGGTGGTCCACCCGCTATGCCTGGTATGAAAAAAGGTGGTTCAGCTCATTCCCGTGCTGATGGTTGCGCTGAGCGAGGTCATACAAAAGGTACTTACCTATGATGGCAAGTCGCGGCATGGGTGACATCAGCCCGTCAAAAATGCCTGGTAAAAAGACTATACATCGCAAGGATAAACCCCAAGATGTAGATATGTATAAGCGCGGCGGTGAAGTGTGGGACACACCTAACCCTGCGAAGAAGCATAAGAAACTGAACCCAGCCAAAAAAGCCGCAGCGAAAGCCGCAGCTAAACGGGCAGGGAGACCTTATCCCAACCTAATTGATAATATGAGGATGTCAAAATGAGTTTATTAGCTAGACTAGAAGCCGAAGCCGAGCATTTGCTTTCATTGCTTGAGCACATAGCAGATCACCAATTGAAAAATTTTGGTGGAGTTCAACCCCAAACACAGGCATTGTTAGACGATGTTAAATCACATGTCGAAGCTACTGCACCTGCCCCAGCACCAGAACCTGCCCCAGTGGTTGATCCCGTTGTTGATGCTCCTGCTCCTGTTGTCGCTCCTGTGGACCCTGTATCTGCTCCTACGACTGACGTGGTACCTGAAGCACCAGCCGCAGTACAAGAATCTGCAGCACTTCCTGCAGCAACAAACACCACTGCACCAACAGCTTAAAAAATGAGCTTAACACCCACGCCCGGTCAATATACCTCTGGTTCGTCTTCGTTCAATCTTCAACTGACAGAGTTGGTTGAGGAAGCATACGAGCGGGCTGGGCGTGAGTTACGCACAGGTTATGACTTGCGTACTGCAAGACGTAGCCTCAACATCATGTTTGCTGATTGGGCCAATAGAGGCATCAACATGTGGACGATTGAACCCGGGACAATCTCTTTGGTTCAGGGTCAAAACACTTACGCGCTTCCTAGCGATACGATTGATTTGCTTGAGCATGTGATTAGGACTGGGGCGAATGTTGCTTCAACCCAAGCAGACTTAACAATTACTCGTATTAGTGTTTCTACATACGCTACTATACCTAACAAGATTCAACAAGCTCGTCCAATTCAAGTTTGGATTCAAAGGTACGATGCCGCTTCAACTCCAACCGATGGGTTATTGGTTGGTAACGGTTCCACCGCCAACATTAGTGCCACTGACACCACCATTCAGTTATCTGCAGTTGATATGCTCCCCGCATCTGGATTTATTCAGCTTGACAATGAGATTATCAATTACAGCTATATAGTAGGAACTACCCTATACAACTGTTTTAGAGGCCAAGCCAATACAACAGCCGCAGCACATACGGCTGGTGCTGTTGCAGTTTGGGCTCAACTCCCAGCCATCACTGTTTGGCCTACTCCTGACAATGCTCAGCAATACACATTTGCCTACTGGAGACTGCGTAGAACTCAAGACGCATCTCAGTATGGTGGATTGGTCATGGACGTACCTTTTAGATTTATTCCTTGTATGGCAGCAGGATTAGCTTATTACATTGCTCAAAAAATTCCTGAAGGTATGCCCCGTCTACAAATGCTCAAAGCTGAGTACAACGCAGCGTGGTCTTTGGCTAGCGATGAAGATCGAGAAAAAGCCGCCGTTAGATTTGTACCAAGACAACAGTACATTGGTGGATCGTAATGGGTAATAGATTTGCATCAGGTAAATGGGCAATCGCCGAGTGTGATCGGTGTGCGCAAAGGTATCTGCTGAAAGAACTTAGACGTGAGATCATAAAAACAAAAAATTATGATCTTTTGGTTTGCCCAGAATGTTGGGATCCTGACCATCCACAACTACAATTGGGTATGTACCCAGTTGATGATCCTCAAGGGTTGCGTAACCCAAGACCTGATCGCAGTTATGTGGTGTCTGGTACAAGTGGATTGCAGATTGATACGCAAGTTAATCCAAACGATACGTCAATCTTGGGTACGGGTACGAATGAAGGCGGTAGTCGAATTTTCCAATGGGGCTGGAACCCAGTTGGTGGGTCTCAACTTTTTGACCGGGCTTTGACTCCAAACAATCTCGCCTTGACCGTTTCATTGGGTACAGTTACAGTTGCTATTACTTAGGAGTAAATCATGAAAAAACACGATGACGAAGCACAAGATAAAAAGCTCTTCAACAAGCTCATCAAAAAGGAAGAGAAAAAACTCGCTCCTAAAAAGATGGCAAAGGGTGGAGTTACTAATTCATCTTTAAAATCTATGGGTCGCAATATGGCTCGTGCTGCGAACCAACGTGGCTCTTCAAGGGGTGGATAATGGCTAAATTCAGCAAAAAAATGGGCGGTAAAGAAGTTGGTCAAGCCGACGTCTATGCCAAGCCCCATACTTCAGGGGGTAAAGACCTTGAAGAAAAAGACATTGGTTTTTCTGTTGAAATGCCAACACGTAAAAATTGGACGCCTTTAAATGGTGGCGTATCAATTGGTGTTTGGGGTGACGAAGAAAAAGATGGTATTGTTACTCGCGGAAACGGCGCTGCTGAGCGTGGCATTAAAGCTAGAGGACCGATGGCGTGACTTACACTGAACTTGTAACTGCAATACAGTCGTATACTGAAAATCAGTTTCCAACCGTCTATTTGGCGGATGGTACGACTGAGTCTACTACTTCGCAGATCAACAGGTTCATTGAGCAGGCTGAACAAAGAATCTATAACACGATTCAGTTCCCAAGTCTTAGAGCAAACGTT